GTCCAAACGCTACCGCTAGGTACTGTTACTGAGTAACCACTATTGATTGTTATTGGTCCACCTGATACTGCATTATTACCAGAAGCAATACTTAAGTTCTCACTTAATGTATTAGCGTGTTCAGCATATACTGTAGTTGCTGCACCACCGCCACCGACTGAACCCCAATCAGTACCATCATAGACTTCTGCACTACCTTCTGTAGAGTTCCATCTTAAGTAACCAGCTGTTGGTGTTCCATCTCTTTCTGCTGTAGTACCTACTGGTAATACTGCTGAACCTGTATCTGATGTCTTCTCTACTACATTATCTGTAGATATAACTGCTTCTTGAAATGCAGAACCATTGTATACATAAGTCTTATTATCAGTAGTATTAAAGTACCAATCACCTGCTGTAAGTGGGTCACCATTGTCATCTGTAGTTGGAGCTGATGCTGATGCACCTAAGTAAACAGACTCAAAAGAATCTAAAGCTGCTTGGGCTGCTGTAGCACTAGCTGCTGCTGAAGTAGCTGAGGTAGCTGCGTTAGTCTCTGAAGTAGATGCGTTACTAGCCGAAGTAGCTGCTGCTGATGCTGATGTGCTAGCGTTAGATGCTTGAGTAGTTGCTGTAGAAGCTGAAGTGCTAGCTGATGTAGCTGAAGCTGCTGCGTTAGTCTCTGATGTACTAGCTGCACTTGCACTTGATGCTGCGGCTGTAGCTGATGTTGAAGCTGATGATGCACTAGAAGATGCTGATGTAGCACTTGTAGATGCTGAGGTAGCTGATGTTGCAGCGTTAGTCTCACTAGTTGCAGCGTTAGTTTCTGAAGTAGCTGCATTGGTTTCTGATGTTGCAGCGTTAGTCTCTGATGTAGCTGCATTTGATTCTGATGTTGCTGCTGCAGAAGCACTAGCTGCTGCTGCTGTCTCACTAGCTGCACAAGCCGCTTCACTACCTGCTATGTTTGATTCCGATGTAGCTGCTGCACTAGCACTTGCTGCTGCATTAGTCTCTGCAGTTTCAGCGTTAGTTTCCGCAGTCTCTGCTGCACTCTGAGCTGTCTCTGCAGCTACTTGAGCCGCTTGAGCTGCTACCTTAGCTGCTTCAGTATCTGCAATTAGAGCATCTAAATCATAACTGTCTGCAATGACAGCTGATGTAGCAATTCCGTATCCTCTATCTATACTCATAATTCAGTCCTATGGATTCCTTAATCTTCTACGCATAGCTAGAACAGCTAGTGCTAGTCTTTTCTTTTTACTTAACTTTGCCATTCATCACCTCCGTGCTTAACTTAATGTGTGGCTCTCGTTAGAAAGCCACGTAGTTAAATTAAGCTCCTGAAGTCAACTCTTGGATTGATTCAGGTCTTACAACCTTAGTACCATATACAGTATCTGCAGTTAGTAAGTCAGCTAATTTCTCTTGCTTGTACTGAGTCTGTGTACGAACTGACTGCTGTGTAGCAAGAACTGTAGAATCTTTCTGGAATAAGAAAGCTTTCTCAGTTGCACCTGTACCTACTTGTGTAGACATAAATACTGGGACACCATAGATATTACCAATGTTACCAGTTCTGATAGCTGAACCATCACCGATGAACTGCTGCTCAGTAAATCTATCTGTAGCCATTAGAGCAGTCATACAAGATGGAGTTACGATTAGAGCTCTGTCGTTGACTGGAACATCATTATCATTTAGGTTCTCAATAGCTTGTAGGATAGAAGCATCCCAATCAGTTACTGAACTAATAACTGCATTACCATCAGTTAGGGCAGAAGCTCCGTCCATAGCTGTGATTAGTGCAGAATCTACATTACGAGCTAGAGCATAACCAGCATCGTCAGTGTAGAAGCGTCTCATTGAATTTAATGCTTGAAGCTCAGCGATGTCTTCGATGTACATTGACCATTCATAGTGCTGGTCGATAGTTACAAGAATCTCAGTCGCTGTATCAGTGATTGCAGTAACATCTGAGTTTGCAGTCTTAGCTGAAGCATCGTTTCTACCAGGCTTAGGAATGTGAATAGTATCACCTTTCTTACCTTGGTGGTTTAGGTTTTGGACCAAGTTTGCTACTACTAGATTTTTCTTATATGTAGCGATAACTTCGTCCGACCAAATTTCTGGGATAAATACCGCAGAAGTAGTCGTAGTCATATTTGCCATTTATATACTCCTTGTTATGATTTATATAGCTTTATTTGACCCTACCTTCCGCATATGCCTTGTAAATTTCATTTTCCATAGACTCATACTTCTGTGGGTCGTTCATTTTAAGACGGATTAAATCTGCACGTCTGTACGTTTTTCCTCCGCCAGTTGCCGAACCTGTAGAAGTTCTTGATTCTGCTTTACCAGCTTTTAATGCTGCTTGTCTTTCAGCTTCTGCTTGTTCATTTACTTCTTGCGTCTTATTAATCATTGACCTATCTTTCCAGTTAGACAATAATTCATTAGCTGCATCGTAATTGTAAGCATCCGCCGCTTGGAACAACTGCATACGAATCGGACTTCCTTTAACCCATTCTTGAAAACTAGAATCTTTTACGATGTCTGTGTAATCAGGATGTGCTGTCTCCAGTTGTGTCTTCGCACTAGCCTGAGCCTGTTGTGCTTGAAAACGCTGAAATTCTTGAAATTTAGGATGGTTCTCAATAGCCTTGTTAATCGCTAAATCTGGATTATCAAAGAAATCGACAGGTTCTTCCTTAATTTCATTTGTATCTGTTTGTTTTGGTGTAGATTGTGCTTGTTGAATTTGTGCCTGTAAGAAACTATCTGAAAGTTTTCTTAACTCTCCAACTTCTTGAGCCTTACGACCCAATTCTTTTTCGAGATTCTGATAACTCTCTATAATTTCTGAAACATCCTTACCAGCAAATTTATCAGGTACTACAGATGCTTCTGTTTCTGTGTCTGCAACTTCATTTACTATCTGTTCTTCAGTTGCTTCTACTTCTCCAGTAGCTTCTATTGTTTCTACTGCATCATTTGTTGTTGGTTCGATTGTTGATTCAGGAATACCTGAGTCAGTCACGCTTTCCGCGTCTACTACTATACTTGTCATATTGTTTTCTCCGCCCTTGTAGGGTTATGAAGTTTATAAATGATATTTGACTTTCGTAAAATATCTAATGGCAGAGCTGGATTACAAATCTAGTTCTTCTGCCGCTGCTTTTGTTGTCTCTTCTAGTGCAATTATTTGTCTTAGAATTGACAACTGACCTCTAGCGAACCAAAGGTCTTTTTCACTTTCCACACTATCTAATTTATTAGTTAAGTCTTCGAGAGTTTGTAGTTCTTTGACTAGCTCTCTCCAACCGTCCTGTTCAATTAAATTTAGTCTATTGTGGTAAAACTGTTTGTCTTCTTGCGTTAGCATAATTTAAGGCTGTCTCAGATTTAAGGTGTTCAACTTCAGGTACTGTTCTCATAGTCTCAACTTTAGTACTTTCTATATCAGCCTTCATCTTTTCTATCTGAGCTAATTCCTTCTGTAATTTAATTATTCTTTCTTGTGCAGATAATGGGTCTGGAGTTTCTCCTCCAGCCTCTTTAGCATTCTTCATAGCTTTAGTCTGTTCTTCTTGTGCTTCAGCTAATGTCTTCTGTATGTCTGCTTTCTTCTGTTCTAAATCTAACATCATAACCATCTGTTGCATTTGTTGTGCTTCAGGGTTAGGTTGTAGTCCTTCTAACAGTGCATTAACAATTTGGTCTCTATTATGGATACTAGAGTTCTGGAAGATTGCTAACAAAAGAATATTGAAAGCTGGAGAATCTTTCGGAATTGACTGCATCATAGCGACCATTTGCTGCATCTCTAATTCTTTAGCCATAATACCCATAGTAGAGTAAGGAATAAACTTATAGTCGACGACAGGATATCTATCGACATCAAATTGTATCTTTCTCCATAGTGCCTTATTAATCATAGGAACTAGGAATGTATTCTGGAAATTCATCAGTGTGCGTTTCTGTCTCTTAATTGATGCTGATTGCATCATAGACATACCAGCAGAAGTTGCTCTGTCTGGTACATTAGAGACATCCGCAGCTCCAGTACCCATCTGAATCATAGATTGCAGAAGGTTAATCTGTTGTATTGTATTAGGGTCAGTAGAACCTAAATTAAGAGGCATAATAGCTTGTTTAGGGTCACCGTTAGTAAGAATAGTCTTACCAGGTCTTACTTCTAACTTAATACCTCTAGGTAATCTAGTAGCATCTGCAGCTACCATAGGTGTAGTAGTTAATGCCAGTGAGTCAATTCTAGCTCTCATCTCAGCATCTAATGCTTTCTGTGAGTTAAAACCTTTCTCACATACTCCTCTACCCCAAAACTTATTAGGTACAATATCGTGTTGGTAAGAGACGAAAGGTCTATCTACCATCATAAAAGGATTCTCTTCTGCTCTTAGAACATAACCATCATTAGCGATAGTAACTACTGCTTCTACTAACTCATCCTCATCGTACTCAAAATCATCATTATCTACGTCTTTATTTAGATACTTAAGGGGTACTTTACCCCAGTATTCAGTAATCTTTATCTGGTCACCAGCATCTTGCATCACTTCTGGGTCATAACCGAAGTCTACTTCATCTACATCTGCAGGGACAGTTACATTCCTATAGACACCATTAGCGATGCCTTCATTTAAGATATAACGAGGTTTATATACTTCGTGGGCGACACCTAGTGCTTCATTGATAGTATTAGCTGCTGGGTCAATTAAGAACTCTTTAGGAGATACTGCTTCTAGTTTGACATCTATAGAAGCATATTCTTCTATCTGTCTTATAGAAGTCATAGTACCCTCTACAGGGACAGAGACTGGTCTGAACTTACTATTCTGTTCTACAATTATCTTAGCGATACCAGTTCCATAGATAGCACCATTTAAGAATGTCTCACAGATAGCATCTTTACAACCTGTACTCTCTAAATCTTCTTGTAGTAAATTACGGACATATTCGACATCTCTCTTGTCGTTATCCATCATATCATCTTGTATGTCGAACCACTTACCTCTTCCGAATGTAGCTTCTTCTAGTTCTGCTACTGAGGCTTCTACTGCTTGTTGTAGGGCGGGAGTGATGATTCTAGACTTCTCAGAAGAACGTACCATATCCTCTGGTTCCCAGAAACCTCTCCAAGTACGATAATAGGCATCCCAATCATCAAGATAATTAGTATCTCTGAAATCACGCCAATCACTAAGTCTAGTCATTAACCAACTAGCTAGTGCTTGATAATCGTTTTCGTTTTCTTCCATAAATTAATATCCTGCCATTTCATCCATTGGTTGCCAATCTTCTTCAAGTTCTACTGTGTGCATAAAGTCTGCTACACTTACCTGGTCGATATATGCCAACGCATCTATAATATCATCGTGAGTGCCTCTAGTAGGGAACTCTATTAATTGTGTCTCTAAATCGTCTATATACGACTTATCTGGGTTAAATGTTATCTTACCGTGTTCTAATCTACCTTGTAGAGCCCAAGTAATTCTATCTGCTTTCTTCTTACCACCGTGGGTTACATCTGTAATTGTCACCCAGCGACCGTTTATTCTCATCTGGTCTTCTAAGTAAGGCAATATAGCGTTCTTTAACGACCCTGCTTCAATTCCGACAGTAGTTGCTTCATTTTCGACAGCAGCTGTAAGAATTTTACTTGCAGTCTCTTTAATAGACCATCTACCGTGGAGGATATTCTTGACCCACCAGTGGTCACCATCAATTTTAACGATTGCAATAGCTGTTTCATCTAATTTAGACCCCTTTAGTCCTCTTTCCTTCTCTACATTCTCAAAACCTGCTGGGTCGACTGCTATGACATAATTGCCTTCTTCAGGTTCTTCATCATCATATTTTATCCAGTCATTCTTAAATATACCACCAGTGAATGAGACGAAAGAAGCTTCAAATTCTTGTCTGAATGCCTGAGTAGACATAGTCTCTCTAGCAACTTTTATCTCTTCTGGGTCAATTAAAGGATTGTCTGTAGAATTATATTGAAATGCTTCCCAATCTTCATTCTTAGGGTCATCTGCTTCCTGCCACAGGTCATAGAAATGATTCTTACCTGCAGGAGTACCGATGAACAATGCACCACCTTTAACATCTGCCAGTGTAGGTCTGATGATTTGTTCCCATACTTCTACTTTCATAGAAGCATACTCATCTAGAACTACATATGCCAGTCCCACTCCTCGTAATGTGTCGGGTCTATCTGACCCCTTGAGACTGATTTTTCTGCCATTGACTAAAGTCATAGTAGCAGTATTTTCGTGTGTCTGTTCTATCAGGTCTGTACCGTGTAGCAACTCTTTCAGCATATGCCACATAATATCTTTGGCTTGTTGAAAGGTAGGACCAATATAAAAGACATCTTTCTTGTCTGATTGTAGTGCCTTAATGATTAACATCCAGGCAGCTAATCTAGACTTACCGAATCTTCTTCCAGCAGACACTACTTTAAATCGTGCCTCTGAGTTAAAGATTTCTAACTGAGCTGGATGAAGTTGAACATCCAGTTCTTTAGCCATTACTTATCTCTTTTATTTTATTCTCGACTTGGGCATCTTCAATTTCTACTCCCTCGTCATATTCCAGTTCTTTCTCTTGTGTCGCTTCGATGACTTTAGTTTCTAAACCACCGATGTTAATGACAACATTACCTTTATCATTACCACTTTTGAACTCTACTGCCTTAGTTGTAGGTAGGATTCTGTCCATACACATTTTAAGACAAGTCCTATCTCCTTCCATTGCCATATCTATTACTTTCTGGACAATTTCAGGACCTCTATTAGACATCAATTCTCTACTTAGTTCAGTATATTTATTAACTGAACCTTTTGGACGCCCTGCTGGGTTAAGACAAACTCCTTTCTTAAGTGCTGGGTTTCCTCTTGGTCTTTTAGGCTTATCTTTAGTATCTTTAGTCATAATCTATTAAGTTATATCTATTAAGTGATTAGACTATTAAGATATAAAGCTATTAAGCTATAATACCTTTAAGATAATAATACTATTAAGTGATTATACTATTAAGATATATACACTATTAAGTTAATTATCTAAAGATTAGTCTTTAGGTTAACTATAGAGAAAACCGTTCTCACTTTTGTATTTCTCTTAGGTATATTATACCAGATTTTTACTTTGATTTTCAACTTTATTTTATTCTACCCCGATTTTTACCTTAGATTTAGTTAATTTTTATATAATCCGTGAGTTTTTTACCTCAGATTACAGTTATTTTTTACCTATAGTGCCAAATCCTCTCCCATCTGGCGGGGAGTGTTAATCTTAAAGTTACAAAGCAACTTGGGTGTCCCCTCCCTATCGATTGACCTGGGAAAACTTGAGTGAATAGCTGGGTTATTTAACTCGTGGGAGAATCGTGGGAGAGAATGTTTGTGATTATGAATATTTCAATAAATTTAACCTTATG